CAGAAGTATAATCTACTGTCAGTTCATCTCCTACTGCAACACCATGATTTGTAATCGTGATTGTAACTGTAGTACCTGACTGAGAATAAGTTCCTGTTTTTGTAAAGCCTTCTCCTGGGGGAGTGAAATCAAAACTGGCACTATCATTAGCTCTACTATCTAAAAAGCCTTCTATGACATCTGCTTCTGTTTCTGAAACATTAAAGGTAAAATTGAATATCTTGGGATTTTGATGAGCAGCGAGTCCAAATAATATTCTGTGTTCAAACCCATCAGCAAAACGTACTCTTCTAGTATTTGGTTGAGATCTTTTTTGCTGTCCGTAGGAAGGGGTGATCGAGGGAAAGGTAGCCATTATGCAAGTAAACCTCCAGGACGTTTTTGTTTAATTAATTCAGATTGTATAGCAGTAGCTATAGCAGAGCCAAACTGATTAGCTTGTTCTTCATCACCTTCAACAGAAGAACCAGAAGCATCTACATTTACAATTATGCTTGTAGAACCTCCCCCAAGCATTTCATTAGGTGTAACTGTACCAGTTACTCCTGGTGTGAACAATTCTGGCCCTCTTTCTCCAACAAGAAAAGTACTACCTCTTCTAGCTGTTCCTCCATCTGCTAATCCAAAATTAGGTCCAGCTACACCTTTACCTGTTATTGGATCAAAAAAGCCACCATTAGGACCACCCATTATATTATTACCTAAACCACCAAAGGCATTGCTAAATAATCCAAGAAATCCTTTTGATATTTGTGCAGCAGCCATTTGTGCTGCCATGTCTATAAAATGATCTGCTATCCGACTAAACATATTTCTAAAAGCATCTTGAACACTCATAGTTCCTTGAATTATTCCTTTAAATGATTCAGAAAATGAAGAACCAAGTGTTTTAGATAATTCAACTATTTGAAATTGTGAATCATTTAATTTTGTAATTTCTCTATTTACATCTTCTAGTCCTTGAACTATTGAGAAAGAACTTAATTCACTTGCAATACTTATTTCTCCAAACTTATCTCTAATTTCTGTTAATTTCTCTGATAACTCAGTATTCTCTGTAACAATTTCGTTTGTTATTTCTTTTTCACGTTGTAATACGCTCATTCTTTTTCTATTTGAACCAGGACTTTTCCCTTTTCCCTGACCAAATCCCTCTGTATCTAATTTTTTTTGTTTTTCTAACATTTCATCAAGCATTTGATTTATTGTTGCTTCAACACCTTTTCTTCTTACTGAATTAATAAAT